TCAGGTAATATAGATGTCAGGTCTAACTAATGGCAGATGAATCTCAAGTCACTCCTTCAGCCTTTAACTGTGAGGGTGGATTAGTATTAAATAAATCTACTTTTATGATGCAACCGGGTGAAGCATTAGAGTTACAAAACTTTGAGCCTGATGTTGATGGTGGTTATAGGCGAATAAATGGATACTCAAAGTATGTATCAGCTATTGTGCCTTTTACATCAAGCTCTGCTGAAAAAATACTTATGGTAGCAACCTTTGGTTCTAATGTATTAGCAGCTAGAGGTACTAATATATTTAGTGCAACTCCGGGTGGTTCATCATGGACTAGTAGAGATAGTGGTAGAACAGGTGCAGGTAAGTATAAGTTTGAAAGATTCAACTTTGATGGCACAGATAAGATAGTGGTAGTGGATGGTGCAAATGCACCTACAGTGTTTAACTCATCTTTAGCAGCAACGAATATTGCACCAGCTAGTGATGGTACAGGAGCAAAAACAAATTTATTAGTAGCTATTGCTACAGGAACAGGCATGACTGGTGCTGGTACTATAGTAGTTAGGGATACTTCGCAATTTAATAGTTCAGGTTCTTTGCTTATAGGCGATGAAACATTTACATATACAGGAAAAACTTCTGTAACTTTTACAGGGGTAACTAGGGCAGTGTCAAGTAGTGTTGCTGCAGACCATGCAGTTGCAGATGTAGTAGCAGATTTATTTCCTCCTGCTGTATTAGGTGCAAAGCACGTTGCCGCATTTAAGAATCATATGTTTTATGCAGGTATGAGTGCTAACAAACAAGAAGTAGTATTTACTGCTCCCTTTCTAGAAAACTCTTTTTCAATAGCTATTGGAGCAGGTAGTTTTATAGTTGATGACGAGATAACAGGTATAAAAGTTTTCCGTGATAATTTATTTATATTTTGTGAAACTAGAATATTTAAGTTATCAGGAACATCTGAAGCTACCTTTGCAGTATCTGACGTAACGAGAAACATAGGTTGTATTAATGGTGATACTATTCAAGAATTTGCAGGTGACTTAATATTCTTAGGTCCTGATGGATTAAGAACTATTGCTGGTACTGCTAGAATCGGTGATGTGGAATTGGGTACTATAAGTTCTAATGTACAATCTATATTTAATGATAATATAGCTAATGCAACAGAATTTGATTCAGTGGTAATAACAGATAAGACACAGTACAGAATATTCTTTACTAAATCAAGTGTTGGACAAAATCAAACTAAGGGTATTATATGTGTACTAAAAGCACAGAAGTTTGAGTTTTCAGAAATAGTAGGTATAAAACCTTCTTGTGCTGATAGCTTTGTATCTGAAGGAAATGTAATAGTTTTACATGGTGCATATCAAACAGGTTATATTTATAGGCAAGAGTCTGGTAATACTTTTGATGGTACAAGCATATTAGGTAAATACAGAAGTCCTGATTTAACATTCAATGACCCCGGAATAAGAAAACATATGCAAAGGGTTGTTGTTAATTATAAACCTGAAGCAGCAATAGATGCTGATTTATTTGTTAGGTATGATTATGAAGATAAAGATTCACCAAGACCGTCAGCGTATCCGTTAGACTCTACAGATGTTGTTGCTATATATGGTACATCAACATATGGAGTGCCTACATATGGTGGTACATCACAACCTTTAGTTAGACAATCGGTAGAAGGTTCAGGTTTTGCTGTAGCATTAAGAGTTAATGATGGTGGTACAACTGCACCATATTCACTCAAAGGTTTTCAGTTAGAATATCAGTTAGGAGCTAGAAGATAATGGCAGGATATACAAGACAAGAAACGTACACAGATGGTGATGTTATACAAGCTAGTCACACTAATGATGAGTTTGACCAACTACAATCTGCGTTTGCTGCAACAGATGGACACGCACACGATGGTAGTGCAGGTGGTGGTGGTCCTATTGCTGGACTATTAAATAATACACTTACCTTTGGTGTTGTAGGTACTGCAGCCGATACGGTTGTTACATTTACTAGTAGTAGTAACACAGGTCAAATAGCATGGGATGTGTCAGCCGATACCTTTGAAATTAGAGATGATGTACTTCTTACTACTACAGAGAAGTTGCAATTTAGAGACACAGGTTTATACATTAATTCTAGTGTAGATGGTCAGCTTGACATTGTTGCAGACACAGAAATTCAAATAGCCGCACCAACCATTGACATAAATGGTGCAGTGGATATATCAAGCAACTTAGGTGTTGGTGGTAATTTAACAGTAACAGGAACAACTACATTCAATGGTGGTACACTTACTCTTGGTGATGCTGACACAGATAACATTGTATTTGGGGGGGAAGTAGATTCTAACATTATACCTGATGATGATAATACATTTGATTTAGGTTCAGATTCTAAGCAATGGAGAAACTTATTTATTAATGGCACAGCTAATCTTGATATTGTGGATATTGATGGTGCTGTTGATATGGCAACCACATTACAAGTTGATGGTGTAGCAACTTTTACTGGCAGAGATATTCATAGTGGTGGTATTACAATCGCCAATGCAGGACAGATAGGTTCTGTGGGAGACCTCGATGCTATTGCTATTGCTTCAAACGGTGTAGTAACATTTAGTCAGATACCTGTTCTACCTGCAAACTCTATTGATAGTGATGCTTATGTAGATGGTAGTATTGATAATGCTCATCTTGCTGATGATGCAGTAGGTGCTGATGAATTGGCAGCAAATGCTGTAGTAACTGCTTCTATTGTAGATGCTAATGTTACAACTGCTAAGATAGCGGCAGATGCTGTAACAGGTGCTAAGATTGCAGATGACACTCTTAATTCAGAACACTATGCTGCAGGAAGCATTGACTTAGAACATATGTCGGCTAACTCTGTAGATAGTGACCAATATGTAGATGGAAGTATAGACACTATACACATTTCAGCAGATGCAATTACAGGTGCTAAGATAGCTGACGATGCTATTAATTCGGAACATTACACAGATGGTAGCATTGATACTGCCCACATAGCTGACTCACAAATAACAGTAGCTAAGATGGCGGCTAATTCAGTAGACAGTGACCAATACGTAGACGGTTCAATAGATACTGCTCACATAGCAAACTTACAAATTACTACAGGCTTAATAGCTGCAGATGCAATCACAGCTGCTAAGATAGCTGATGATGTTGTAAACTCTGAGCATTATGCTGCAGGAAGTATTGATACTGAACACATCGCTGATTCACAGATTACTGTTGCTAAGATGGCAGCTAACTCTGTTGATAGCGACCAATATGTAGATGGTTCAATAGACAATGCTCATTTAGCTGACGATGCAGTCGGTGCAGACGAACTAGCAGCAAACGCTGTAGTAACTGCCTCTATTGTAGATGCAAACGTAACAACAGCTAAAATAGCCGCAGATGCTATAACAGAAGCTAAGATAGCTGACAATGCAGTAGAGAGTGAACATATAAATGATAACGTAATATCAGGACAGACTGAACTAGCTTCAGGTATAGCAGATGCAGATGAGTTATTAATAAGTGATGCAGGAACAATAAAGAGAGTGGATGCAAGTGTATTTAAAACGTACATTGGTGCTGCAGACGATGCCACAGCATTGGCTATCGCCCTTGGGTGATGCAGATTTTACTTGACAAAATAAGTGAATCCGAGTATAATTATATAAAAGGAAAAAGATAATGGCGAATACATTTAAAACGGTTACTTTTCAAGCCGAACCTGCAACAGCAGGAGCAAACTCTGGACTTGCTTATGTTGTTTATACAGCACCGGGCAGTACAACTACAGTTGTTCTAGGTTTAACTTTAGCTAATATACACACATCTCAAATTACAGCAGATGTTTATTTAGTAAGTAATACAGCAAGTAGAGGAGGTGCTACAGGTTCTTTAGTTTCCAATAGTAACAGTTTCATTGTTAAGGGTGCACCAATTCCGGTTGGAGGTGCTTTAGAATTAATGTCTGGAAATAAAATAGTACTAGAAACTACTGACCAAATAGTTATAGACTGTAGTATTGCCGATAAACTTTCAGGTACTTTGAGCATTATGGAGATAACATAATATGGCATATATAGGTAGCACACCACCTAGTAGGTTTGTATCAAATAGAGCAGCATCTGTGTATTCAGGTGACGGTTCTACTGTTGCATTTACACTAGAACAAGTTGTAACACAAGATGAAGATATACTTGTATCTGTAGACGGTGTTATACAAGAACCATCAGTAGCTTATGCAGTTAGCAGTGGAACAACATTAACCTTTGATGACCCACCTTCTAGCAATGCAGGTAATAATATATTTGTGTATTACTTAGCTAGTCAAGTAGGAACTGTAGGACATCCAAGTACACAAGGATTAACAGCAACAACAGGTGCTTTTAGTAGTAATGCTACTGTAGCAGGTACTCTTGGTGTTACTGGAGTGTCTACTTTAACAGGTGCAGTTAATACAGGTGCAGGTCTTACAGTAGCCAATGGACTAACCTTAACAGATGGAAACCTTGTCGTAGCAAGTGGTCATGGTATAGATTTTAGTGCTAATTCTAATGCAAGTGGTATGTCATCTGAACTTTTACACCATTATGAAGAAGGAACTTTTACAGCACAAATAAGTACTGATTCAGAATATACTGGAGAAACACAGTCTGGGGTTTATACTAAAATAGGTGATATAGTTTTTATTCAAATTAGATTCCAAAAAAGTGGTACGTTAAATAGTGGTTCTAATGCAAGATTTGGATTACCTTTTACGTCAGCTAATAATGGAGTTCAATCCACTGGTTTCAGAGGTAGTGTTGAAAACATTGATACCTCAGTTGTAGGTGTAGGTGGAACTATTGCCGCAAATGGAGCAGTATTATTTTTGAATGAAATGACTGCGGCAGTAACTGGTCATAATTTAAATGGTAATGATTTAGGTGCGAACTTCCAAATACAAATTCAAGGTTTTTATAAGGCAGCATAGGAGTTAACAATGTCAATAACAAAAAAAAATGAAATAACAAAAATAGAGATTGTAGGTGGGTTTAATATTCAAGTAGCAACAGACACAGTTATCAAAGAAGATGGTACTGAAATTAGTAGGTCAAGACATCGTCATGTTCTAAACCCTGATTCTGATATATCAGGCGAAGACTCTGTTGTACAAGCAATAGCCAATGCAACGTGGACTGATACTGTCAAAGCTAATTACAAGACATGGAAAGAAACACAAGGGATATAACAAATGACCAAAGCAGCAGAGTTAGCAAAGATAGGTGAAGTCGCAACCAATAGTCAGATTGGTGGGAGAAGGAATATTGTCATCAATGGTGCAATGCAAGTGGCTCAAAGAGCAACTCAAGTTACAGCATTAGGTGCGGCAGATGGTTATCATACTTTAGATAGATGGAACATGGAAATAGGTGTTGCTTCTGCTGGAAGATTTACAATGGACAAAATTGCTGATGGTCCTAGTGGCTTTGCTAATGCTTTAAAGTTAACGACCACTACAGCAGACACATCTATAGCAGCAGGAGAATTTTTAAAACTAGAACAAAGATTTGAGGGTCAAGATTTACAGCAGTTTAAAAAAGGTACGTCTGATGCAGAAAAAGTTACTGTGTCTTTTTATGTAAAGGGAAATGCAACAGCAACGTATACTTGTGAATTAGAAGATGTAGATAATACAAGAAGTATCAATCAAGCCTTTGCTGTCACAACGGATTGGACAAGAGTTATTTTAACTTTTGCTGCTGATACTAGTGACCCACTAGGTAATGATGTCAACAATAGTTTACAATTAAATATCTGGTTACATGGTGGTACTACTTATAGTGGTGGCACGTTTGTATCTAACGCTTGGAAAGACATAGTAGAAAACACTAGAATGGCAGAAAGTCATACATCTATCTTTGATAGTGATGCCAGAACATTTTTTATAACTGGAGTACAAATGGAAGTTGGCTCGGTTGCCACACCATTTGAGCATAGGTCATTTGGGGAAGAACTAGCTTTGTGCAAGAGATATTTTCACAGATGGGATTCTACAGCAAGTGTTTTTAATAATGTGTGTATGGGATATACTCTATCTTCAACTCTTGGAAGAGGTGTGGTTAATTATCCAGTAAATATGAGGGCAGCACCTGCTATAGCACATGATGGAACTTTTAGAGTTTTTGATGGAAGTGCTAGTCGTAGTGTTTCTGATGTTACAGTAAATAGAGCTAGTACTAATGAAATGTTTATTAGTTTTACTACTTCAAGTGCAACTACAAACCGACCTGCTGAACTAGGAGCTAATAATGATGATACTTGCACCATTGATTTTAAGGCAGACTTATAGGAGATATTATGGGAAGTATGAATATTAAATCAGCAAAATACATGGCAGACAATGGAGAAAATTGTA